TCAGGAGCTTACGGTCCCATCTACGACGATCCGGTGACGTATGCGCCGCCGAGGAATGGCGTCTACGTCGAGTCGGGATTCCGCAAGGTCACAAACGCCCAAGGCGAAGAGGTCGTCGCATCAGCGACGGCCTTTTTTGGTCCTGAGGCCGAGGACATCACGCCGGGGTCCCTCGCTGTGTGGCAGGGCCGGACGTACCGCGTGATAGACGCCCAACCATTACGACCATTCGGGCGGACGAACCACGTCGAGGCCGTGCTTCAGAGTACCGACGAGGAGGTGCCGTCATGAGCAACGTTCGCCTAACGTGGAACGGTGATGAACTGCGCGAGAACGTGCGGAAGGCGGCTGCACGTGCACTCCGAGATGGGGCCGAGCATCTGCTCACCGAGGCCAACAAGACGGTACCTATCGAAACGGGCGAGCTGATGCGATCAGGCGCACCCGACGTGGACGACAAGGCGCTTGAAGCCACGGTGAGTTACGACGTGCCTTACGCCGTACCACAACATGAGCGAACAGACTTTCGCCACGATCCCGGACGACGGGCGAAGTGGTTGGAGCTGACGCTCGACGAGGAGCGAGCGCGCATCCAACGTTACATCGAGGACAAGATCAGGGCCGCGTTGCGGGGGTGATCGGATGCTCGAAGGCATTGCGCTCTATCTGCAAAGCAAAGGCATCCTCACCTTCGACCCCAACGGCGTCACGGGAGACACGTTCATTGAGACGATGCCGGATAGCCCCAGGGACGCCATCATGCTCGCGTCCTTCGGGGGCGAGGAGCCGGACGTGCGACACCCATTCGACACGCGGCGGTTCCAGGTGCTCGTGCGTGGCGGGGTCGATCCGCGCCCTGCAAAAGCGCGGGCGCAGGCAATCTATGACGCGCTGCAGGGGCTATCCGGCGTCACACTTGCTGACGGCACATACGTCGTCGCCGTCGGCGCTGTTCAGAGCGGCCCCATCCGTGTGGGACAGGACGAAAACAACCGACACCGATTCTCACTGAACTTCTGGGTGCGGCTCAAAGCACCCACGGAACACAGACAGTAAGGAGTGATTGACATGGCAGAGGTGGAGATCCTCGCCCGAGAGTTGGCCGTGAAGATTGAAGACCCGGCGATGCCCGGCACGTTCATCGACATCGAGGGTATCCAAAGCATCAGTCACAACCCCACGAAAACGGACGCCGATACAGGCCATTTCCGCGCGGCAGGCCGGGCTCGCCATATTGTGGCTGAGCGAGGCGACGAGTTCACGCTTGAGTGTGTCTACCTCGTGGACAAGGTCACGGGAACGATCCCGCCGGGGCATCAAGCCCTCCGGGACCTGGCGACCAAGATCGGCAGTGACTCCCTCGGTAAGTTCCAAATCCTCGATCCGAGCGGACGCGGCATCGAGTTCATGGCGTCGGCCAACGTGGGACAGCCTGCGGGTGGCCGCAACGACGTGGCAACGTTCTCGGTGACGCTCACCGTCTCGGGCGACATCACCGAAGTGACAGGCTCGTAACAACAAGGGGTGCTGAGACGTGGCAAAGACGTTTGACTTCGACCGATTCTGGGCCGAGGCGATGCCCAAAGAGGCCGACAGGCCCAAAGTCAGGGTGTTCGGGGAGGACGTGTTCCTCCCCGTTTCCATTCCCGCCCGCATCATCCTCCGGGCCATGCGCGCCGCAGAGGCTGGGGAGGGCGAGAACGCAACCCTTTCGGCCGATGAGGTCTACAAAGCCGCCTGTGCCCTCTACGGCCAGGAGCGCATCGAGGCGTGGCTCGACCGTGGCCTCACCGTGGGGCAGCTTGGCGACCTTGTGAACCACGCCATTCGCCTGTACACGGGACAGGATGATGGCGACGACGAGGGAAACGCGACGGCCCCCGGCGAGGGGGAGACGACGGGGGCGGCTCGATCCTCGAAAAGTGGAGCCTGATCGAGGCCGATTTCCTCCGCGAGTACGACATTGACCTAGTGGAAGCGCTGCCGCGGGACACGTTCACATGGCGGCGCTTTCTCTCGTTACTCAAGGGATTGTCGCCACAGAGCGCTTACGTAAACGCGCTGGCGCATGAGCGGCGCGAGCGTGAGAAAGACGGCGGCAAGCGTGTGATCGAGGACACTCAGGAGGCGACTAGTTACCTCCTGGGGCTGGTCACGAAGAAGGCGGGGTGAGAGTATGGCGGTCAAGGTCGGGGAGCTGTACGCACTCCTCAAGATGGACGACAGACAGTTTCAAAAGGGTCTTCGAGACGCGAAGCGAGGCATGGACAGTGCCGAAAATTCGGCCCGCGATCTAGCCGCTACCTTGACCCGTCGACTCGGTGGCGCGATTGCCGCGGTCGGTCTGACGAAACTAGCGAAGGACGCCTTCGACGCTGGCATTGCCCTACGGAGCTTCGGGCAGCAGGCATCCATCGGTTTCGAGACGATGCTCGGCGGCGCGGACAAGGCGAGGCAGTTCATGTCCGACCTCCAACGGTTCGCCGCGGAAACTCCGTTCGAATTCCAGGGGCTTGTCAGATCGGCACAACAGATGCTCGCCTTCGGAACGTCGTCCGATCAAGTGCTGCCTCGCCTGCGGGCGGTCGGCGATGCGGTCGCAGCACTCGGAGGCGGATCGGAGGGTATTGATCGAGTTACCCGCGCGCTTGGGCAGATGCAGGCCAAGGGAGTCGTCTCTTCGGAGGAGATGCTGCAGCTTACAGAGGCTGGGATCGAAGCATGGGCCATCCTGGCCGAGAAGATCGGCGTCACCGTGCCAGAGGCTATGGATCTTGTTGCCGAGCGAGCTATATCCGCGCAAGAAGGTATCGATGCTATTGTCTCTGGCATCGAAGAACGCTTTGGCGGCATGATGGAGCGCCAGGCTAAGACGTTTGAGGGTCTCAGATCGACCATCATCGACGAGCTTCGAATGGCGACTAGCGAGGGTGTTCAACCGCTATTTGACACACTCCAAAAAGAGATGGAGGAATTGAAGAAGGATCTCCCTCTTCTCGCCGACGCCGTTCGTATCGCATTCGAGGGTATCAGCAGTATCCTGAGCGGCGTTGTCGACAACATCAGCGAGATCGCCCGCGAGGTCTCGACGACCATCTCCCTCTTTGAGTCACCGGAGCAGCGGCGTGAGCGAATCCTCGGCATGACGAGCATTCCCGCGTTGGAGCGGGAACGCGAAGCCTTAGAGGCTCAGATTGAGGTAATGAGGGAACGGCTTACGCGGATCGACCCGGTTCTCGGCATCAGACTCGCGGATCGGCTCGGCGGCACGGACACGCCGCGGATTCGGCAGCTTGAGGAGCTTCTCGCGCTTATCACCAAACGGATCGAGGAGCTCGGGGAGGGCGCTGAAGAAAGCGGCGAGGGGGTCGGAAAATCGCTCGGGTCCGGCATCGTCGCGGGCGCGACCGAAACAATCGAGACTGAGATCAAGAAGGTGCTTGACGCCGCCGACTATGCGCTGCGCGTCGAACTCGCAAGAATAGGGCCGCGCTTCGGGATCCCGACCTCCAACATTCGATTCGAGGGCTTGGGGCTCGGTCCCATCATCAGCCCGGAGCTCGCAAAACAACTATTTGAACTTCGGTTGCAGATGGAGGAATTCAGACCCGACTTCCTCATCGATCCGGACGACACGGAGCGGTTCGCCGAGCTTTCACGGGAGTTGGAGAACGCCACCTTTCGCCGTGATCTCCTACAGGCGCAGAACGCCGTCACCTCGCAGTTGATCGACCAGCTCATCGAGCTTCGTGGCGAGTACGAAGGCAACGAGGAAGCGATTAAGCAGATCAACGAGCGAATCTTAGAGCTGGCCGAGAGTTGGGTAAGTGTCGGCGTCGAGATCAACGAAGTCTCAAACGACATAAACAACCTCAAAGAGGACATAGGTGAGCTTGAGCGCGTGATGCAGCCTCTTGGCGCGGAGCCCGGCGCTTTCAGTGTGCGTCCCGAGGTGACGGGGCGTAGGCCGGTGCCCGAGGGGCTTCTGCCGAGGCCGGGAATGGGCGCGCCGTCAGAGGAGGGTATGAAGTTTCCGCCCGAGGTCTTTGACGCAGCCGATGCACTCGCTGCGGCATTCAAGAGCGTGGCCGAAGCATTGGAAGAGGCCGCGCCAGGACTGGAGTCATTTCTCGACAACTTGCGTCTCGAACGCGTCGAAGGCGGGGGCCTTTTTGGCACCGGCATGGGCTTCGCAGCCGGATCACTCGAAATGGCAGCGATCCAGGCAGGCATCCAACTCATCACCGAGATTTTTGTTGACGCCGCATCGAGTATCGAGGACAAGTTCCAGGAACTTAAGCGCGAGATCGACTCCATCGACCTCGGGACGGACCGACTGAGCATTGCCGAGACGTTCGCCGCTTTTGAAAATCGGGAGCGGACGCGACAGCAGCTCACGGATCAAGCTCGACGCATCGCCGAGCTGCGGGAGAGTATTGAGGACACGCGGGGCTTCTCGGGTTTCTTGCGGTTTGGATTTGCGCAAGACGAGATCCGGGAGGAACTGGAGGCAGAGCTAGCTGAAGCGGAGGCCAAGTTCAATGAGTTACGAGAACAGCTTGAGGGTGTTCGCACCGAGCTAATCGACGCCCTCGGCATCGCCGCCGACAATTTCGCCGCGGGCATCCAGTCGGCGCTCGATAGCGCCTCGTTCGAGGAGTTCTCTGCCAACCTGGAGCAGAGCGTCGACGCCATCATCCGGCGCGGCTTGATCGCCCAACTCACCGCAACGACGCTGGAGCCGTTGATTCAGATGATAGCCGCCGAGGTCCAGGGTTCCATGGGCCTGCTCGACCGGGAAACGCTCGAAGAGATGCTGCCCGGCCTGACCGCCGAACAGATTGACACCATCCTCAACGAGCAACTTGATATGGAGTTTATCGAGATGCTCCGCGAGGAGATCGAAGCGCATGGCGGCACGCTCATCGACCTCTTCGAGGAATTGGGCATCGCGGTTGAAGAGACAACCCGACAGTTCGAGCGCCTCGTCAACGTGCCCCTCGGGTTCCGTGCTCTGCAAGCTCTGCGTTTCCAGGCGTCGACGCCGCAGATGGTGCCTGCACTTGCCAACGGTGGCATCGTGACGCGGCCGACGCTTGCGCTCATCGGCGAGGCGGGACCGGAGGCTGTTCTGC